GAGCTGGAAGTCCGGGAGTTGCTGACGGCCTACGGGTTCAAGGGCGACGACGTGCCGGTGGTGCGGGTGAGCGCGCTCAAGGCGCTCCAGGGGGACCCGGAGGGGGTGGCGTCGCTGTTGAAGCTGGGTTGTGGGCTGACCGTGTGGTGCACGGCGATGCCGATAAGCTGGCCGGGGGTGGTCTGGTACCGCCCCGTTGTGCCGTTGGTGGTGCGGGGCGTGAGGTCGATGATGCGCACGTTCCGATGGTAGCACGGCGTCGAGAAGGGCGGCGGCGGCCAGGAGGGCGCTGTAGGCGGGGCAGATTATCAGGCGTCGAGCTCGGTAATGAGGCGGTCGCGGGTGGCGGTGATGGCGAGCTGGAGGTCGGCCTCGGCCTGCTGGCGGAGGGACTCGGCGGCGGCGCCGACGGCGGCGTTCGTGGCGATCTCGTGCAGGTTCTGGAGAATCCATTCCTGGAGGGTGAGGGACCGGCCGGTGTTGGCGTTGTAGGTGGTGAGGATGGCCTGCAGCGCGGTCACTGTCCGCGTGCTGAGGTCGATTGTGAAGCGGGGCACGTTCTGGCTCCTCTCTCATGCTGCGGCGATGGTGGTGACGGTGCCGCCTGAGCCGCGCCACTTGAGGGCGCCGGCCTCAGCGTACAGCACGCCGCCGCCCGATGGGTTGCTGGTGGGTACGGTGGTGGCGTTGGTGAGGCCGATGACACCGTCGCCGCCGCCGAAGGCGCCGGTGGTGCTGCCGAACTGCGTGTTCGAGCGCAGGCGGTTGCCGTGGCTGTTGCCGGCGGCGCCGGTGCCGTTCTCCTGGATCCCGAGCCGGATGGCGCCGTTGGCGATGGCCAGGATGTCGAGGCCGATGACGGAGGCCCAGTTGGCGTGACCGACGAAATCGAGGTGACAGAGGCGGAGGGTGCCGGAGCCGGCGGCGGGGGTGCCGCTGGGGCCGGTCACCCACATCCCGCGCCCGTTGGTGACGGTGGGCGAGCCGAGCATGGCGGGCGACATGCGGGCGCCGGTTATCTCGGTGTAGGTGCCGGCGTTGATGGAGGCGCCGAAGTTGAGGCCGCGGACGGTGAGGCCGGTAAAGCCGGTGCCGCCGATGACGCCGCCGAAGCTGAGGCCGAAGAAGCTGATGGTGTTCGCCCCGAAGTCGAGGTTGGAGAGGCTGGCGTTGATGCCCGTGCGGGTGGCGGTGAAGACCTCGGTGGGGCTGATGGTGAGGTACTGGGTGGCGACGGGGACGCTGCCGGGGCCGATGGCGACATTGTTTCCAAGGTTGTAGCTGGGGGCGGCGCCGTGAATTGTTAGAACGACGGCGTCGTCGGGGTTGTCGTCGGTGAAGAAGAGCACGGCACACTCGCGGCCGGCGATGATGTCGGGGGCGCTGATGTCGGTCGCGACGGGGATGGTGGCGATGACGGAGGGCGCGGCGGTGGCGAGCTGGACGTCGGCCTTGTGGGTGGCGGCGTTGTAGGCGCGGATGACGGCGCGGTGAAGGGTGGTCATCGGTCGGCGAGCGCGATCGTCTGGTGGTAGGCGGGCGGGCGGTCGCGGCGGCGGCGGTAGTGGGTCGTGATGGCGGTGACCCGCTGGCTGCCTGGCTGGGCGATGACATAGCGGACGTCTGAGATTTGGAGGACGTCGTTGATCTCGATGCCGCAGTGGACGGGCGCGGTGATCGTGTGGCGATGGGCGGCGATGGCGCTCTTGCGGGCGGTGTTGCCGGCGCGGTCGGCGGCCTCGGCGGCGGTGAGCTCGCGGTCCACGATGATCAGGGGGCCGGTGGGCGTGAGGGGGGCGTGGATGTAGTCGATGCTGTCGGCGAGAGTGGTGGCGGCGGCGCCGGCGGCGACGCGGACGTGTGCGGTGGGGGGGGCGGCCTCGCTGTACTGGCCGCTGGTGAGTTCGTGGCCGGCGGCGGGGAGGTGCGGGAAGCCATATTTCTCGTCGGTGCCGTCGCCGGCCAGGGGTTCGTTGACGGTGAGGAATTCGTTGCGGGTGAATATAACGTCGGGGAGCCGGTCCATGAGGCGGGCGATGGCGGTCGCCAGGCTTTCGCCCGGGGTTATCGTGGTGGCGGGCATGAGGTTGCTGAGCTCGGGGCTGCCGCCGATGCTGCTGAACTCGTAGCCGGCGGCGGCGGCGATGCGGGCGAGCTGGTTGAAGATGCTGCGGACGGCGGGAGGGTTGGCGCGGACGCGGGTGGTGCGCCAGTTGTGGAGCTCGTTGAAGGGCGTGTTAAGGGTGAGGACGGTGGTCTTGGGGCTGCCTGTGTCGACGGTCCAGGCGGCGATCTGGAGGACGTGGGCGGCGACGCTGAGGTTCACGGGCGGGGTGGCGGCGAGGTCGACGTAGCCGAGGGCGATGGAAACCTGGGCGCCGATGGTGAGCGGCGTGGGCATGGGGTTGTTGTTGTAGGTGTCGCGGGAGTTGTCGAGCGTGAGTTTGGCCTGGCGGCGGCTAAAGGGTTCGTCGTGGTGCTCGTAGGCGAGGACGTCGGCGGTGACGTCGAGGATGGCGGGGTCGGCGACCAGCTGCTGGTGGACGCGGCGGGCGCTGGTGAGGAAGAGGTTGGTGTTGTCGTTGCTCATGGCGAGGCCGAAGCTTTCGGCGAGGTTGTAGGGTGTGGGTTCACGCCAGAGGTCGTTCGCGAAGTCGGCGGTGGCGGGGGAGTTGGTGAAGTAGAGGCGCTGGTAGGCGTTCGTGCCGGCGTAGACCTCGCGGTACATGATGCGATAGGTCGAGATGCGGCTGATGGTGGGGTCGCTGTGTGTGATCTGGGCGGGCGCCTGGGCCTCGGTGAGGGTCATGGGGCTGCCCCAGGTGTCGTTCGCCTGGCTGATTCCGTCGCCGAAAATGCGGGTGGCGACGCGGGAGGCGAGGGTGACGGGGTCGGTGCCGGTGATCACACAGTTGTAATCGCCGGAGTAGACGGCGGCGAGGCCGGTGGGGGTGAGGGCGCCGTCGGCGGTGTCGAAGGGGTCCCAGACGCCGGCGGCGAGCCGCCAGGCGCGGGTGTTGGCGGTGTTGTTGGTGAGTACGACGATTTCGGTGGTGCTCTTGGCGGCGGCGGCGATACTGCTGACCGTGACGGGGTTGGTGATGGCGAGGGCGAAGGCGCCCCAGGTGGCACCGTTGTCGGAGCTGGTGGCGCGGTAGATGGTGGTGGGCGCGGCGTCGTCGACGGCAAAGACGTCGATGGTGGCGCCGGTCTGGGAGGCGGCGACGAGGCGGGTGCCGGTGCGAAAGGAGGTCCAGATAGAGTAGTCGCTGCCGGATGTGGGCGTGGTGACGCGCTGGCGGTAGAGGGTGGTGCCGTCGATGCGGAAGCGGTTCAGGCTGCCGTCGGTGGGGACGGCGGCGGCGTGGGGGCCGATGGTTTCGGCGCCGTTGCGCCACTGGTTGGGGCGGAGGCGGCGGATGTTGGCGTGACGGTCTTTGATGAGGACTTCGATGTAGGGCTGGCGTACGGGCTGGCGCTGCGCTGCGGTGAGGGCGGCGGCGAGCGTGCGCACGTCAGGGGCCGGGGTCGCGCGTCTCTGTGCTGATGGGGGCCGCGGGCTGGTAGAGGTAGGCGACGCGGACGCCGGCGCGGGGGACGGCCTGGGCGTGGTAGGCGGCCCAATGCTGGGCGGACAGGGCGCGCCAGTCGCGGGGAGCGAAGGCGCCGCCGGTGTTTATGGCGTTCGTGGTGTCGGCCTGCTGCTGGTCGCAGGCGAGGGCGGCGGCGGCGCGGAGGACGGCGGTGTCGTGGGTGGTGGGGAGTGTGCCGTCGGCGACGAGGTGCGTCGATTCCCAGAAGAGGCGGACGTTGCTGCCGTCCGGGACGTCGGAGCCGAGTAGTGTCAGGGTGAGGCCCCAGACGCGGAAGGGGACGAAGGTTTCCGGGAAGTTGCCGGTGGGGTACTCGGCGGCGCGGATGCGGATAAGGTCGGTGAGGGAGCTGATGCTCACGTCGCGGTTGCCGGCGGTGGTGGCTATGGTGCTGGTTTCCTCGTTGGGCGTGCTGCGGCTGAGCAGGCGCAGGGCCTCGTCGATGTGGTCGTTTAGCTCGGCGTCTGTCCAGATGGCGACGGCGGCGTCGTCGAGCAGGGTGCGGAGGCGGGCGCGGAACGTGGCCTGAGTGGTCACGGGTGGCCGGCGTTAGCCGGCGGGAGCGCGGGCGGGGGACCGGCGCGTTTTTTGCTGACGGGATCCCGACGGCGTTTTACGCGGGGG